GTTGTCCATCACTCCTGTATAGACGCTGTAATCAAAGATCTGTGGGTCAGTCATTGCCTGTCCTTTTGTCGGTACTCCGACCCTAGAACATAGATCAAGCCTTAGGTGGGATTTCCCCGAACACCTTTAAGAATGCGGCTTTTACCCAAATGACCGAGTCCGCAGCCTGTGGGGTTATCTCAATGTGAAACCAATCGCCACCTGGTGCGCCGTGAATAGTTGGCTTCGTGTATTTCTGCCATGCGTACCGATCGCAACGCCATGCTCGACCCTGTGGTTCTGGGAAGTAATCCAAAATACATTGCAGACCAAGATCGTTGGCATTTTCCACAAGTTTGTTAATAAAGACCAACGCTTCTTTGCGTCCTGCTTTTGGGTTCTTTTCGCTTTTGCGATACGACAGATCAACAGCTCTGCCAGTCGCGTGCACCGACAATGAGCCTGGCTTTCCGCGCATGTCACGTTGACCCCAAGACCCGTTATTCCAAAGCGCATTATCAGACGCTGCAATTGCTTGCTTTATCCATTCGTTCATGCCGGCACGTGGCGCTGGTGATGCACCGTCCGCGTTGCCTATGTAATCGCGTGCGTTAGGCACGCCTGCTTTAGCTTTGGCTATTGCCACGACCGAATGCCAAGTCTTTTGGGTTCACATATCGGATGAGAACTGGCACAAGCGCGGCTAGCGCTGCTTTGCCTAGATCGGCTGGGTCTGTGTTGCCTGTGGAATACACCGCGATGACCGCTGCTATGACCGAGCGACCGTAAGAGGCAAGTAGGGCTTTGTCTTTAGGCTTCAACATCTTTGGCTCCTTCTTTCGCTTTTGACTTTAGTCCGTTTGAGGCCACTAAACCTGACAACGTGCCGGTCATAAAAACGGTAAGCGTTGATAGCAGATCTATGAATGCGGCGTCATTGGGCGATTGATTCCCGATCGGCTGTGTGACAAACATAAGTGACCAGACAAATCCAATGACGGTGATGGCAAACACGCTGGCAAGGATGATGCCCACCACAACGATCAGTCGAGCGTGAAGCTCCTCAGGCTTAAGGCGTGGTCTCATAAATCAAATCCCTTGTGCACGTGCCAGATGGGTTGCAGATCGGTGGTTCGCATTCAGGCTTTTGCCAGTTTGACGGGTTTTGGCATGGGTAGCGATATGAGCCGTCATAACCGCATCCCGCGCAACCCCACAATACGACCGCAATAAGTGCGACATATCCGATGAGGTAACGCCAGCGCATTACGAAAGAAGTGCGGCTACTTCGTCGGCAGTAAGCCCAAGTTTGGCAATTACGTCGGCTTTAGCTTTTTCGCGTGCTTTGTCGGCTTTTGCTTTTGCTTTTGCTTCTGCTTCGTCTGCTTCAATTTGTGCAGAGTCGCGCGGCTCTAAATAAATTGGGCAAACGCTGTCTGCTGGGGTTATTTCGTTAGACATAATTTCCTTTAAATTTTGTAACCGTAAACGGAGACTGTTCCAGTAAATGTTCCAGACGCGCAGATAAATGAAATTCCATCGTATGCGGTTGATTGGTTATGACTCAACGCGCTTATTTCAAGATATTCAGTCGTTTGAGTATTTGCCAAATTTGTAAAATATGTTGGTGACGCTATTGCAGGATTAAAGACTGTCAAAGTGGCGAAGGTTTGTATGCCTGCAGATACATCTAGTTGACCATAAGAAAGAGTGTCTCTTGCTGCGCTTACAGTTGTTGTAGTTGCCCTTATGTACTGCGTACGGTAACTACTGGCAGTTGAGTTATCAGTACCAGCAAGACGCATACGAAACTGTATTGCTGCGGTTGCAGATGCTGTGTCCTCATTAAAAATTATTAGGTAATTTTTGTATGTGGCGCTAAAAACACCATTTAACGAAACGGAACTGGCTGTCGTAAAAGTGACCTGACCATTAGCGTTGGCTGTGCCAGTACCCGACCCAACGGCAACCGATGTCGGGACGATCGGTGTTAGACCGCCAGCTAATGCGGCAAAACTAAAGTTCGCATTAAGCGACGATGCGGTCAGGACTTCGCCCGCGGTGTATGTAGTTAACGGCATAGTGCTCCTTATCCTAAGACATTTTCGGCGTCAAGTACGCCATAGATCGCATCATCCAATATCAACTCGTAAACAATCGTAGTTGGCGCGGTGCTGTAAAGGACGCTGTGGCCTGTGCTGAAATCCAGCCGATGCTCGATGCCCTCAACTGACAGCTCTTGAGCCAACTGGGTTGTGCCAGTACCGCTAGGGAACGATTTTTCTACGCTGATGGTGTCGCCAATATCTATCGTTGCCAGGGTGTCTTTTTGGGCTGTGGTCAGCATCAGATATTTGGTTGCCACGGACGTGTATCGGGCTTCGGGTTCTGGGTTAAGCAGATAGGACGCTGCGGTGTCAATCTCTCCCTGCACATGAAGCAGGCTGTTTGTAATGCTTGATGTCTGAATAAAATATGTGGCAATAGAACCTGCATCGGTAGCGGTAGCGGTTTTGCCGTCTAGCCCTGTTACGACCGCTCGGTTAATCACCGAGTCAGCCTCAAAACTGATGCCAACCCCGTCATACTTAAAGTTGGTTCCGTCATCATGGAAGTCAGCGACTGGCGCGCTTAACGTATTCCCGATGCGCTCTTGGAAAGTAAGCACCCCAGCGCGTGACATAAACACACGCCCAAACTCGGCGGTCTCATTAATTTGACTGATGTATTGCAGGACGTTCGTTCCTGCCGGCACGGTGTAGTTGCTGTCGTGGCCAAGGTTGACGGTGCCTGTGGCAATGCTTCGAGCGCCTGCTGGGAAGTCAACCTCTGGCAGGTCTAGGACTGTTTCTATGCGTTCGCCTGATGTCTCTGGGGTGACGTTTAGTTCGTCTAGGAATGTTTGTGCGAGTAGGTAGAACTGGTCAGCGCAATACACGGTCACGGTGTCCAGACCGCCGAGCGCAAAGTTGTAGTCGTAATTGACGACATAACCGCTAAACAATGATTCGGGCACATTCGTTGAGCTGTAACGAATAAGTCGGACTTCGCGCAATGGGGCAAGACCTGGCTTTGCTTGTGGGGTGTCGTAGTACGGGCTGTTTTGGTCAAACGGGTTAAAAATGCCGTCTACGTCTTGAATGGTAAATGTCATTGTGCCAGCGCTGAACTGATCACCCACGTCACGGCGACCGCGCCGCACGTTGATGCTGACAGTCGAATCCATTACATCGGCAAACTCGGTTGTACCGTCCAGCACATACTCGGTGTTGTTTAGTACACCCTTAAGCGTGTCGTCTAGGACGAACGCGTCAACCTGAAAACCTGTGGCGATCTGCAAGTCATAGTTGCCTGAATCAACGACAGCTGTGCCAGGCATTACGCCACCTGTAACTGCAACGGCCCAGCGCTACGCGAATAGGCGCGCAAAGCGTTAACGACCGACTCGCCGATTTCGGCGCTTGTAGCAAGCCCGCCTGTGACGTTGATGGTCACTCCCCCGCCACTATTTAGACGATCTAATGGCACCACGGCCTCTGGGCCTGCTTCGCCGATCAAGGCAAGCGTAGGGCTTGACACGATGCCACCTTCGGCTAAACGTGGAATGCGAGAGGTTGGCGGTGCAGGCGTAGGTGCTGCAGGGCCACTAGGAATTAAGTCAGTCAAGCCACCAATGATGCTTGCCACGTTGCCAATTACTGGCATTGCAAGTCCGCCAAGGATTCGTGCTGCAAGACCGCCAATGCTGTTAATGGCGCTCATTGCATCCACAAGTTTGTTGAACGCCAAAGCCAAACCGATTACCGCAGCCGTTGCCAAAATAAACGGATTGGTAGCCAAAGCGATGTTTAGCGCTACAACGGCAGCTGCTATTGCCCCAATAGTTATTGCAATTCGCGTAAACACTTGCGGATTGTTTTGTGCCCAATCAGCAAATTTTTGCAGGTAAGGAATAACTGCTTCAAGCACAGGCAAAAACGCCGCGCCAATTCCTTCTTTGGTTTCGGCAATTGAGTTCTTAAAAATTGCCATTTTGCCTGCAGCGGTTTCAGCGTTTGCTGCAACAGACCCGCCAAAGGTTCCGCCAAGAACGTCCATAACTTCGTTAAGAGTCGCTCCCTCTTTAATCATCGTTGCCATTTCTGGGCTTAAAGATCGGAGCGCCTTAAAGTTGCCCTGATATGCCTTGGCTAAAGCGTCGGCCACAGTTGTGCTATCCATCTGTAGCGCTGTGCTGATATCCATGACAAGGTTCATATTTTTCATGGCAAGATCAACGTCTTTGGTTCCGCGCACAAGTGCCTCAAGCGACTTGCGATATTCGGTATCAGCAATGCCAGACGCTCGAGACATTGCGCTGATCTGTTCCTCAACCTGTGCGGTTTGTGCTTTACCTGCGCCAGTCACATTTTGCAAAGTAAGAGCTAAAGCGGCCTGCTCCTGTTGGTCTTCCATTGCCGCGCGTGTGGCATCACCAAGCGCTACAGCCAAACCGCCAAGCGCCGCAGCTGCCGGCACCGCTGCTTTTTTGATAGCGAATTGCGCTTTATCCGACGTTTTTTCTAGTTGGCGGAATTGGGCGATGGCCTTCTTCACGCCCGTATCCGTGAACTCTGAAATTATCGGGATATTAATTGCCATTACGCGGTCTCTCTGTTCGCTTCATCCATGACGCGCTTGACCAGTTGCTCCATCTCGGACATGACATCAGTTTGGCGTTGCTCGTACGCTTTCCACATTACTCGCGAACGACTGCCATAGCGTGCAGTTAGCGCGCGACCCAATGAGCCAGCCATTGACGTGTCAAACATCGTGCCGGTAGCACCCTTCCATTGAATGCTAAATGTGCCAACATTCGTGGTGTTCCCTTGGTATTCCTTAACCGCTCGAGTATTTATTTTGGCTGCAATCTTTTGTTTCATACCAGGTACCCACGGCAACATCTGAAACCCTGACCGTGTTTTCCAATTGCGCGACATACCTGACAACGGGACGCCAGTAGGCACAAGAGCGTTGGCATCGTCAATCACAGGCTTGACAATCCTTTTGTAATCTTTAGTGATTTCACGGCGCAAAGATTTATCAATTTTATTAAGAGTCTTTAAGGCATCTTTCAGCCCTACGACCTCAATCTTTGCTGATACTCCTGCCACATTATCTCCGTTTTTTGTTTGCCTCGTTAAGCACTTTAATGACAGTTGCCAAGTCCCGTGAGTCAAACGCAATGTCGCTAGGCCACCAACCGACCGCGACCAACACTTCTGCTAGTTGGCGACGGTAGGTGCCGCGTGCGTAGGGTTTGGGTCGGTCTCATCCAATACGTGACTAATTTCCATTTCTGGATTTTGTTTAAGCCATTCGCTCCAAGTATCTGGCAACTGTTCCCCGCGCATTTTTAGGATATAATACATCCAAGCGACAATGTCGCCAGTTTTGTAGTCATTTGCCAAATTGCCAACGCGACCGCGGTCGTGCTTTTCCCATTCGGTGATTACAAAGAGGTTTGTGTAGTAATACTCGATTGCGCTGTCGGGCCTGCGCTTTATTTGCAACTTGATTTTCATTTGTTCTCCTATGTCGGCTTGGAGCCGTTAGTTACGGTGTGACGTCAACGCTAAAAGTTCCGCCTTGAAACTCAATATCCCATTGTGACAACTCGCCAAGAGTTGCATTGATTACAGGAATTGATGCAAGGTAGGTGTCAGTCAAAATGAAGCCAGGGTTTGTTGCGCCGTCTGCAGATGCAGTTGGGTTTACTTTTACAACGCACTTAGTGCCAAGCAATGGGTACAAAGTTGCGTAAGTCTGACTTGCAGCAAATGATGCAAACACGGTAAGGGTCAAACTATTTGAGAAGAGGCCCGCCGTCATGGTGCGGGATGTCTGGCCAAATGCCGTATCTTCAAGAGCTTCCGCGGTGACCGTCAAGGTCGCTGCAACGGTGTCATCGCTAATATCCGCAATTGTGCCGATAGCAGTTCCGACTTGGACTTTTGGATTCGAGAGGTAAGTTGATGATGGCATGTTTGCTCCTTAAGTTCTGATCTGATAGTAGATGATTTGTATTAGGTAGTAGTGGATTATGCGGTCTGGGCTTCGATAGCGCAATCAAGGTCATAGCACGGGTACAACGCGCCACCAATTTCAAGGCTTGACGGACGGCCAGCCATCACAATAATTGGCGAGTTAAGCACGGTTGCAACAATGCTCAAGATTGATCGGAGTACCGGCAGACCTGCAGGCCCAGAGCCAATGACCTTGATCGGGAACTCAAGTCGCACGATGTTGCCATTGCCAGCAAACGTTGTGAAGTTTGGTGCGTCAAGGTACACGCAATTAGGTGCAAGTTTGGTTGGGTCGTTTACAACGCGCAGACCAGATACAGCGGTCAGGGTTGCGGTGACATCATCAATCGCTTCGTTAAATAAGTCGGTGTACGACATTAGGCAACCGCTGGACGTGGGATGCCAAGCAGCTGCTTGACGATCGGGGTCAGGCTTTGCTGTGGTGCCGAACCCATACCGTCAAACGTGGCGTAGGTTGCCTCTATTGAGCCCCTAGAGCGCCACAGCGCGGCGCAATACATCAAAGTGCCTAATGTTGCGTCTCCGCCTGGTGAGGTCGTTAGGGAGTCGATATAGCCCGATTCCTGACGCCTGCGGTAGCAGAACTGGTTGCCTGCCGACACCGATTGCGTGAGCAATGTGTAATCGTCAGACGGGTTTATGATCGTAATGCCAAGGTATGACATGACTTGCGCGGCCGTTACCCATGTGCAAACAGGGTCATTGGCAACAGTTCCAGACGCGGCGACACGCTCAACATCGCTTGCGGTTTTGGCGTAAAGCACCTGATCAGCGATCGGCACCTGATAGTCGTAAAGCAGGTCGCCCTGTGTGTCAATGCCAAGAAACAAATACTGGGGAAGCGCCCTTACGGAATACGAGCCGTTAAAGGTTGCGTCAACACCAGCAACAACGATTGAACTGCCGACTGCAATTTCCGATGGGGTCAGAAGTTGCAGTACGGCAAAGTTGTCAATCAGGTACTTGTTAGTAACTGTGTAAGTAGCCATGAGCGGTAGCCCCGCTCTCGACTAAGCCTGGGTGATCTTGCGGATCATTCCTGGGATTGCTGCGAAGGTTGATACGTAGCCATGGAATGACATGTTGCGTCCCAAAACTGATGGCTGTTCAACGCTCATCAAGCCACGGATTGATTCGTAGAACTCGTAAGCATCGCCTTGGCCTTGACCGACACGGGTGATGATCATGGTCTTGGCAGCAAAATTGCTGTCAACTACAAGCTGCAAACCGAGTGGGTTGCCGTTCCATGAGGTTGCACTCTGCGAACCTGCAGCGTTGTAACCAGATAGACCGTTTGCGATCAACGGGAAAATTTGACGGCCCGTTGTGTCTGCAAGCTGTCCAAGTTGCGCCCATACGTCAACTGACACGAACATGTGAGTTGGCAACCAGTTGCGTCCGCTTGAGATGTCGTTTGCTGCATCGTAAACGCTCTTCAACAAGTCGGCAACTGTTCCGTCCCACACACCAGATGATGTTGCTGCGGTGAGCATGTTGTCTGCTGCAAGGTTGTCAGATGCAATCATGTATTCGCCCATGAGGTCATTCAAGATCAATGCCATTGCTGACGGTGATGTAAAGTCAATGTCTTGAACCGAGAGGGTTACCTGTCCGGCAAGTGTGGTCTTGCTTACCGAGTTGGATGCGATCACCATGGTTGTTGCTGATGCAGCGCTCAATTCTGATTGTGATGCAACGCTGGTATGCGTGGTGATTGTTGGACGAATGAATGTCTTTTGCTGACCATTGTCTGGGTAAGCGCGAGCGCCTACGGCTTCGACTACTGGACGCAAGAAGTTGAGGTCTTGAACCAATGGTCCAAGTACTGGAACTGGCAAAAGACCAGGTGTGTCAGTTGTAAGCACGTCACCTGCAGCTGCCTGCAATGCGGTGCGCTTTGATGCGGTGTAATCAGCAACTGCAGCGTTCATGTTTTTAAACGTGTCGCCACCGATGTGGTAAGCGGCCATGAACTCGCCTGCGGTTGGCAAGATAAATTCTTTTTTAGCCTGTGCGAAAATTGGTGCGGTTGGGATTGTTGCCTCAACTGCTGGTGCGGTTACTTCTGACATGGGTTCTATCTCCTGTTCTGGGACTACTTCTTCATTTAACACTACTTCTTCTGGCTCTTGGTGGATACTCGCAGCGACGCTGACGATGTTTGCTGCATCGCCAAACGCGCCGATCGGAACTAAGGAAAGTTCCATCCAGTCAGCGGCCTCAATAATCATGGTGCCTTCTTCGTCGTACGAGAACTTGGTCGGGTTTACACCAACGGATACTTGGTCAATTGTGCCGTCCATGGCCATGATCAAAGCGTCGTTGCCAAGGCTGGTGGCGCTGATTTTTGCGCTGAACAACATTCCCTGCTCGGTATCTACGCGCTCCGTGACAATTCCTACGGGCATTTCAGCCGAATGGTAAAGGAACAGACGCGGTGCTTTGCCCTCGACTGGCAATGAGCCTGGACGGAAAATCACAGCTGTGCCATCCGAAACCGTTGCCGGCACGTTGTAGGGAACTGCGGTTCCGCTGATTGTGCGTCGTGGTGCGTCGCCTTTTGCCGCGTCAAGTGTGAACTCTCCTGCAATCAATTTGATCATGATGGCATCTCCTCTTGTGGGTTTTCTTCTATAACTGTTTCTGTATTTTCCATCGTGTCGGCGAGGTAATTTTCCTCTAAGTACGATTCATAATCGAATGCAACAAAGGTGCCATTTGGCAACACGTTGTTCATTGACAATGTTTCTGCAATTGCGTCTGCGTACATTTTGACCCCAAAAAACATCAAGTCCATACGTGCATTTTGTGATGAAGTATATGCGTACGACCCCGTAGATATTCCAAGCAAATATGGCGGTACGTTTCCGACACGGCCACCAGTTTCTAATGCGCTGTAATTTGCTGATTCGATTAAAAGCATCTTGTCTGGTGACATTGTGGTTGGCTCATAAGACAAGTATTCGTTAAGCGCTGCGGTCTGATTAGTTGCGCGCGCGGCATTAAATGCTGCAGCAAGGTCGGCAAGTTCTTGCGCGCTAAGCGGTTCGCCACCAGTTTGTTTAAGAACGCCGGCAGGAATGCTTGACGATGCGTTGCGATTGCGCGCCTCTTGAATCTTTAGCGCGGTTTCAATAGCGGCCTGCGATGAGTAAACCAATCCTTGAGTTGGCGACAAGAATTGCACAAGGTTTGCAGGATCAATTTCGCCACCTTGGAAATAAACCTGCGAAGACGGGGCAAACCAAACTGGGCCAGCCTGATCGGTAGTTGTAACCGAGCCTGCAGGCAGTCGAGTAAACGATGCCGGGTATCCGTCAGCTGTGCGCGACGTGATGTACCAAAATGCGCGACCGAAAAAGTAAAGATCGTCAAATGTCCATGACATCAAAAAGTTGTAGTTAACGGTTGGGT